AGACCAAGCAGCTATACTTGAAGAATTTAATGAGCAATTTGTTCAAATAATTGGAAGTGGTGCTACTTTTTCGTTTGGTGGTGGTTTCTCAAATGCATCCAGGATTGCAGCTTTCACAGGTATTCCTGAAGTAAATGCCATTTTAAACCTACGTGCACGTGCCGCGGGTAACATTAGAATAGTAGCGGTTGATAAGGCTGGGCATGAGATGGAAGTAGATGACTACTTGATTGATTTGATTGAAGAACCAAACTATTTCCAAACAAAAGAAGAACTTTTCGGCCAAACTACACTTTTCCGCGATATTTTCGGCGACGAATTTATGTATGCACCTAAGCCACTTGGAATGAAACAACCTAGTGGATTGTTCACACTGCCACCACATGCTGTTAATATAGAACAGAGAGCAGGAGTGCAGCCATCTAATATGCCATTTTATTTATTGACATCCTTCCCAAAAGAACTTGTTTATACCTACCAGGACTTCGGTGGCGATCGAAAACTGCTGAATATTGACAATTTAATGCACTTAAACGACAATAACGTCACTTTTACAAGTAAAGAGAATTTTTATCGTGGAAATTCTAAACTTGATGCATTAAAACCAGCAATTGAGAACATAAAAGCTGCATACGAGGCAAGAAACGTTCTTATTGTTAATCGTGGTGCTATTGGTATCTTATCAAATGCAGCACGTGACGGAATCGGCGGCGTCGCACCAATGAACAAGGCTGAAAAGGAAAAGGTGCAAGAAGAGTTCAAGAAATATGGCTTAACTAAGTCACAATGGCAAGTTATCATTACTAATTTAGCTCTAAATTGGCAACAAATGGCTATTGATGTTGACAAATTAAAGCTATTTGAAGAGACACGTGAAGATACTTTGAAGATTTGTGACGCCTATGGAACACCATATGAACTACTTTCTTCAATAAGAAATACTACTTTTGACAACAAAAAAGAGGCCCAAAGACAGTGGTATCGCGATACGATTATACCTGAAGCAAACCGTAGAATCGCTGGTATTAATAAGAAATTTGCTACTTATGAGAGGAAAGGCTATCGTTTGGTACCAAAATTCGATCACCTGCCAATTTTCGAGACAGAACGTAAAGAAAGAGCACAAAGTTTGATGTTAACAGTAAACGCACTTACGAAAGCACTCGAAGATAATGCAATCACAATCGATCAGTATAAACTTGAGCTTAAAAAATTCGGTATATGAAAGGAATTGTTTTATTTTTGTTAATTTTTCCATTGTTTACACTTGGACAAAATAGATTTGAAAAAGAATTTACAAGGGCTGATTCAGTATTTATTGAACAAACTAAAAAAGTAGCATCAACTGCTGCAATGGAGACTGATTCTATATTTGCGTCAAGATCATTTTATAACTGCATTTATGATGCAAGTATTTCATCTGATAAAAGAAAAAATATAATTATTTCTGAAGATGATTATTTAAACGAATTTATGAATAGTTATATGTTGGGACAATTGTCTTTTTATTATAATAAGGATTTTAATTATGATATACTTGAACGCAAAATAAAAAAGATAAAAAGAGAATTAAGAAAACTTAAAAAATTCGGTATATGAAAAATAAATTTAATTTCGACACAGAGTTAGCTTTACAAAAGAAAAGAAGTCTACCAGCTCCAGTAAAAGCTAATAGCAACCTTATAAAATCAAATCAGGAAATCAATACTGAAAACAGAACTGTAACAGTTGTTGCAAATACATTAAATTTCTTCGACTATGATATGGACGTATTGCTAAAAGGTTGTGCAAACCGTTCAATTTCTCAGCGTGGTGCAAAAACTACAGCAAATGACAAGATTGCGCATTTGCTTTATCATGACATGAATAAACAGGTTGGAAAGTCTCTTGATGAACGTGAAGAGCTTGTTGAGGGAAAACTTGCACTTGTTTGTGAATCATACCTGCCAGAAACAGAAGATGGTGAAGATACTTTAATAAAATATAATGTTGGAATGTACAACCAACATTCAATTGGTTTTAGGTATAAATTACTTGACTTCATTGAAAAAGGAACACAGGATTGGGATAAAATTATGTCACTCTTGATAAATCCAGAAGATGCCGATGAAGTTGGCTACCTCTGGGCTGTAAAAGAAATTAAGTGGTGGGAATATTCTACAGTAACTTTTGGGGCCAATAAATTAACTCCATATATTGGAACAAAAAGTGAAAATAAAATTGAAATTGCTGATATCATTTCACAAAAAATTGCTATCTTAGCACAGAAAGCAATGCGAAAGGATATTGGCAATAAAGAAGCATTTAACTATGAACTTTCGCAACTGCAACAAATGATATATGAACTCGCCGAAATGTCTCCGTCTTTGAAGGATATTCATAAAGACTCATCCAAAGAAGACACACAAAAAGTGGTTCTACTATCTGATTTTAGTAAAAAAATAAATTTTAAACTTTAAATCTTTTAAAAATGAGGACTAAAAAAATTCTTTTTGTATTAGCCTCTCTGGTTTGGATGGCCTTCTTGGCAGTTTCATTTATCACTGGAGACGCAACGGCTGCAACTGTCCTGGCAATTCCATTGGCAGTTCCTGTTATTAAATCTGCTGCTATCGGAGATTCCGATGCACTTGCTACTGAATTGAATCGTGTGTTTGCTACTCTTTCTGATGGCATTAAAAGTGCAATTGAGGAAGAGTATAAAACAAAAGGCGCCGCTTCTATGGAAGATATTGATAAGAAACTTGAGAAACTTGGCATCAAAGCTGAAACCATCAAAGAAATTTCAGAAGCAATTAAAGCACATGGACTTGAACTTGAAAATAAGTCAGTTGGTGATGTTGCCAAGATGACTATCAAGTCAATGATTCAGTCTGCGTTTAAACGCGAAGGCCTTGCAGATGAAATTAAGAGTTTCTACGAATCTCGCCATGGTTCACTTGAAGTAACTAAGGCTGTTGGAACTATCACAACTGGAAACGTCGCTACAACTACTGGTGGTAATGCACTACTTGATATGTTGAATGCTGATGAGATTAACGACATTCGTTTAACGATGCCATTCATTGAGGACTTTTCAAACACCGGCTCAACAAATAAACCTGTATACACATACGTTGATTACGTGCCTGGTGAAGGTGATGTTTATTTCATTGCTGAGGGTGGAGAGAAAGCACAGTTGGATTTAAACATTGAAGTTCGTACAGCATCTCCAGTAAAAGCTGCAGGTTACGAAATTTTGACTGAAGAGTCTATCACTGACATTCCACGTCTTGAATCGACTGCTCGCGGATATTTGTTCCGTAAGTATTTGTTGAAACGTCAGAATGGAATCTTATTTGGTGATGGTTTGCAGCAAAATCCACTTGGCGTAACGAAAATTGCATCAGCATTTAATCCTGCAACATGGGTTGCCGAAAAAATTGTTAAACCAAATTTGCATGATGCTGTTATCGCAGTTGCAAACCAGATTTACACAACTCCATCTTATACAGATGATGTTGAGTTTTATCCTAATGTTTGCTTTGTGAATCCTGGTGACTTTGCTGGATTGCGTTTGACAAAAGACAATAATGGTCAGTATTTATTCCCATCATTCACACTGTTTGGTGATAAGACCATTGATGGTATTCGCATTGTTGCTAAATCAAAAATTCCAGCAGGAAAAATTTTGATGGGTGACTTCATGAAACTGAACATCATTGATTACGTTGCCTACAGTGTTCGTATTGGTTGGATTAACGATCAGTTCATTAAAAACTTGTTCACCATGCTTGGTGAAGGCCGTTTCTACGTATACGTAAAGGAATTGGAAAAAAGAGCATTCGTCTATGACGATATTGCAAATGTTATTGCTGGAATTGAAAAAGTACAGGCATAATGAAAAAATTTATCTTAATGTTAACTACAGTCGTAGCGATTGCAGTTAACACAACAATGGCTCAAACTACCTTTAAGGAAGTTACAAATGATTTACTTGTTGTAAATGCGACTCCTGTGTCAACTACGTTTGACATGCCTCAACACTTTCCAACAACACAGGATATTAAGGTTAATATTTCTGATGGTGGAACAAGTTCACAAACAGCTGTTTCAGTACAGTTGCGTGGTAGTAAATTTGGTGATACGTGGGTAAACATAGGTTCACCTGTTGTTTGGAAGTTATCAACAAATGACACTATTATTGTAATTAGTAATGCTACTGAGAATCGGTATAGAAAATACAACATATTGTACACTGGAACCGGTACTGGTACATCTACTGTTACAAATCAGATTGTTAAACTATATTTAGAGTAACAAATGATAACGTCAAAAGTTAGACAGCCAAAAGATAAACAAACTCGACATGTTATTAGAGTTGAGATTATCGAAGACTATTCTGCTTTAAAAGCTGGAACAGTCACAGAAGTGCACCCTGTTTTATACAAAGATCTTTTGAAAAAAGGTGTATGTGTAAGAACAACAAAACCGCTTGGTTATATGCCAAAAAAAGTAATTGAAACCCCAGTTGAAACATCTGTTGAAACAAAATCAGATACTAAAGGTACCGAAGGAAACGAAGGTAAAACTGATGGTACTGATATTAATGGTGTTAATGCTGGCAAAACAGAGTAATTAAACAGCAGCCATGGCTAATCTTATAGACGAAAGCTATTTTCATACTGATATTTCAATTCCAGAATCAGCCAATCAGTATGGTTCAGTTGGAGATTACATTTCTAAATTTGAAAAAGAAGTGTTAGTCTTTTTGCTTGGCTACGAACTCTTCTCTGTATTAGATGCAGATTCGGAACCATATAGAGAGTTGATAAATGGTGGAGTTTATGAGATTAGCTATAATGGCAAGACCGTTAAATTAAAATGGCCTGGATTAAAAAATGCTGAAAAAATATCACTTATATCACATTATATTTATTGTGAGTATTTGAGAAAATCAGCATCATCGCTTCAACAAGTTGGTAATTTTTCAGGAAATAGCGAACTATCTTCAGTCGCAACAATACTTCCGAAAATATACTCAGCATACAGTGAATTCGAAGAAATGTATGGATATCCTGGGCAAAGCAGATTAATTCCTTCTGCATACAATTACTTATCGGCCAAAAAACCAGTTGTTAGTGAGTTTGATTCTTGGATTTTTACTAATCTTAAAGGTGGAATAAATGGCTTCGACTTATAAACCATTACCATATATAATTGGTGAAGTTGTTGATATTGTCAGGACTAAATTAATTAATTCTACTCTTAATTATCAGTATGGAACAACAATAGAAGTTGTTAATACTCTTAAAAAGATGGCAGAGTCTAAGGATTACAAAAACACACGTTATCCACTTGTTTGGCTTGTTATACCTGATTCATTAGAAGAAACAATTGATAATAGACTTGCTACAAAAAGATCTGTTGAAGATGTTACTATAATAATATGCAACCAAACAAAAAAGGATTACTCCACAATGGAGAGGTATGAAAATAATATCATACCAATACTTAGACCAATATATGACTTGCTTATTTATTACATTGAAAAATCTGGTAAATTTGCATCAACAAATAAGTTCTATCACAAGTATACTGAAAACTTACAATGGGGTAGAGAGGGTTTGTATGGAAATACCGGAAATGTATTCAATGACTATATTGATGCAATAACCATAGATGGTCTTAACTTAAGAATTATTGAAAATTGTTAAACTTATAAAATTACTAAAATGCCAGGAATTGTAAATGTTTGTTCAAGTGAACTTGCGCCTATTGGTTCACTTGCTTGTGCAAAAGGTAATCCATTTCTTGACGTTGTTTCCTTGCTTGTTTTCAAAGCCGGTATTGGTTTTGATACATTTGTAAAGTTTGCAACAAAAGCAGATTACTTATCACTGATTAAATCAGGAGATCTCATCCCTATTCACGGTGTTGTTGAAATCGACGATAACTCAGAAGAGTCGCAATACTATGAATCTCCAACTGGAAAACGTATTCCACGCCGTCTCGGAAATTACAGACATGTATTCCGTTTTAACAAATCATTAGAAGTTCACAAAGCATTACAGTCTTTCAGAAATGCAAATGTTGAAATCGTGACTGTTGACAGTGCTGGAAACTTCAGCGCATATTCACCTGACGGTATTACCGTTCGTGGATTTTCTGTTGAAATGTTTAACCCGGAAAAAATGTCTGGCGCAATGCAGGATAACACTCCAGCATGGACGCCAATTGTTATCGACCAGGCTGATGCAAAACAGTGGAACGAGAAAGGTGTATTCATCAAACAGGGCTGGTTTGTTGATGAGTTAAAACCAGTCTCACCAGTTTTGTTAACTGTAGTTTCTGCAATTGCAACAAAGATTGTTGTCAACGTTTCATACATTGACGGAATTGCGTCTGATGGTTCTAAGAATAAAATTGGAATTGCTGGTATTTTGCAAGCAGACTTTGTTTTCACAACAACCGCTCCAACAGCAGCCGCTATGATTGATCTTGGTGATGGCAACTACGAGTTTCCTGGTGCCGCAATGGTTAGTGGTTCAGTTGATCTTAAACCACCAACAACAGCCACAACAGTTGGTGACCCAATTAAGTCAACTGGACCTGCTGTAATTACAATTGCGTAATGAACATACAGGAACTGAGGAAAAAAGCTGAAGAACTTGATGTTAAAGGTATCCTTGATGAATCAATCAGGGATACCAAATCAAGTTATATAGATAGACTAAATAACCAACTTGATGAAGGTAAACATGGTCATGGGTTTATGTCTAAATATAAAAGCAAGGAGTACTCAGCTATTAAAAGAAAGATGAATCCAAAGGCAAAAGGCAGGATTGATCTAAAACTAACCGGCGCATTTAGGTCTAAATTGTATGTCAGAATAATGAAATACAGTTTAATAGCAAGATCTAGAGACAGCAAAAACTCTCAAATACTAAAACAATATGGTGCAAAAGTTTTTATTTTAAATAATAAAAATTTTCAAGCATATTTAAATGAAGATGTATTTCCAATATTTAATAAAAAGATAAAAGATGGCTTGCAGTGATAGAATTAATGAAAGATATAGGGATTTGGATATTGTAAGGATTCTTGCTAAAAAAGCAGCAAACTCCCTTTCTGTTGATATGAAAATCTATAAAACAACATGCGATGGTATTCAAGTTTATAAATTCTCTCCTGATTGGCAAGGAGAAATCGCCGAAACTGTACAGTTCGATAGAACAAATTCGAGCAATAACATTCTATCAAATAATGAAGACTGGAGACAAATCTCTACTAAAGATCAAGTCAAAAAAGGAAGTTCCACAAGAAATCCTAAATGAAACATGGGATGAATTACTTGAACAATATTCAATAGCAAGTAATTCACTTAATTATAAATCAATCTTATCAGAAAGAAAACAAGTAGAAATACTTAAAAATAAGTTAACAACACTTCATGCTTGTTACCTGTTGTTAAAATTAAATGCTACTGACAACAAACAAGAAATTGTTAATACCTTAGTATATTTTGGCCTACCAAATGATATATCTGTAAAGGAACTTGAACAAAGAATAAACCGGGAAAACTCATATCTTAAATTATTGAGCAGTAAAAATAGTATTGATGAAAATACTGCTAATAAAAAAGAAGAAATTAATTTCTACAGATCTGTTGCAAAGTACGAGGATGTTACTGGTGAAAGAATTGATACTAATCAAATAATTTTAGCGCATTGGATTGAAAAAATAAAGTTGTTAAAATCTAAAAAACCAACTCCAAATGGCAGACGAAAATAAAATAAATGAAGTAGTAACAAAAGATGCACTTAAGTCTATTGAAGATTTAAAGAAACTACTTGCTGATGCGCAAAACGAACTTTTGAAACTATTATCTTCTGGTAAAGATTTAGATTCAAAATTAAAGGATTCTGCAAAAATAACAAAACTATCTTCTCAAATAAAAAGACTTGCAGAAAATATTGAGAGGTTACAAGCTGCTGAAAATAAGTTAAACAAAGCTTCTAACTTGCTTAATCAATCACAAAACTCCGCTGCAAGTTCAACATCAAAAAGCACTTCTGCAAATAGTAAAAATACATCCGCAGCAAATTCTAATACAAACGCAACTAATAAAAACACTTCTGCAAAGAAACTAAATTCAAATGCAACAAATTCAAATACAAATGCAAATAAATCTTCATTAAAAAGTATAAAAGAAAATACAGTAGCATTACTTTCTTATGCAAAAGCGTATATTACTATTAATGCAGGTGTTCGTCTTTTTAATAAAATAGTTGAAGATACTACAGCATTAGACTCGTTAAATTTTGCATTAAAAACTGTAATTATAAACACATTTGAGTTAGCCCAAACAAAAAAATATTTAGCGGATATAACTGTAAACTTTGGTACTGATTTAGTTGAAACAACAAATTCATATGTTAGATTTAGGGCTGCCGTTGGACAGTCTAATTTAACTGTTAAAGAAGGGCAGCAAATATTCGAATCAGTAGCGAAGGCTTCTGCTGCGCTTGGTTTATCACAGGAAAAAACAAATGATGTATTCCTTGCTCTTGAACAAATGTTATCAAAGGGCACCATTATGTCTGAAGAATTAAGAAGGCAAATGGGTCAGCACTTGCCAGTTGCTATATCAGCAATGGCAAAAGCTGCTAAAGATGCTGGTTTAAGTGTAAGTGGAACAACTTCTGAGTTATTTGAATTAATGAAAGAAGGAAAAGTTGCAGCTGAAGTTGTATTGCCACTATTCGCAAAAAGAGTTGAAGAAGCTCTTGGTATTGAGACTTTAAATAAAGTTGATACATTAGTTTCCGCACAACAAAGACTAACAACAGCCTGGAAAGATTTTATTGATGGATTAAAGGCATCACCAGCATTAACTGCCGCATATAATAAAGTTGCAGATTTTGTATATGGAGTTTCTGATTTAGTTCGTAGTGACGAAGGTAAAGTTGAGAAGGGGACCCAATCGTTGGTGAGTACAGTTAATGAAGAACTAAATAAGGGAAACACAGAACAAGAGAGAAGGGTAATATTAACTGAGCAATTAAATAAATTAATACAAGAACAAAGTAATATTTACAAAAGTCTTACTGTTGATGGTAAGATGGCTCTTGAATCACAAACCAATGGTGGAAAAACACTTAGTAATTTTTTCAAAGAGCTATATAGAACTGGTTATAAGAAAATAACTGGTATATATCCAACATTAGAAGAGGCCAATGTTGCAAGCAAAAATCTTGACTTAATATCATCATCTTATAAGAATGCAATTGATTTAATTAAAGCAAACTTTGAAGATTTAGTTAAAGAAAAGGAAAAAACAGACCCGTTTAATGACAATAAAAAGAAGGATGATTTTAGTGAAAGATTTAATACTTTTAAAGATCAACTTGATGTAGAATATAATGCTTATAGGGAACATTTAGAATCGATGCGTCAACAAGCACACAAGAATGTTGTTGATAGTGGCGCCGATGAACTTGGTATAAAAAGAGCAGATTCAGCATTAGAAATGGATATGGATTCTGACTTGTTTGCATTTAGATCTAAACAAATGGTTAAACTTGTTGATTTTGCTAAATCACATGAAAAAGAAAAAGCAGAAGCAATAAAACAGCAAACAGACTTATCTGCTGATTATCAAAAGAAATATACCGATTGGGTTATTTCTGAAGATAAAAGAGAAACTGATGAATATTTAAAAGAAATAGAAAAAAGAAAAGATGCAGATATAGCTGCTATAGATGAGACAACAAATTCAAAATTATCAGAATTATATGATAAAGCTAAAACTGATACTCTTAGTTCTAAAAAAGAATATCAATTTGAAGCAATAGACGTAAAGCTAAATCTAGACGCACTAAATGTTGTTAAGCAAGGTTATGAAGATATGCTTAAGGTTGAAAACCTTACAGCAAATGAAATTGCTGATATTGAGCAAAAACTTCATGATACAAAAGTTGCAATATCAAAAGCAGAAATGTCTCAAGCTGAAAAAGATGCAAAAAAGAGAATTGAACTACAGAAGCAAGCATTTGATATTGCAAAGCAAATACAAAATGAGTTATTTAATTTGTTTTTAGCAATACAAGATGGTCAACTACAAAGACTTGAATGGCAACATGAAAAAGAAGTGGCTCTTGCTGGTGATTCACTTGCAAAACAAATAGCAGCTGATACTAAGTATGATATTGAAAAGAGAAAAATACAAAGAAGGCAAGCTATTTTACAAAAAGCACAAGCTGCGTCAAATATAGCAATAAACACCGCTGAAGCCATAATTTCAATATGGGCTGAAGTTCCAAAATTTGACTTTGGTATATCTGCTACAGCGCTTACGGCTATGGTTGGAACACTTGGTGCATTACAGTTAGCAACAGTACTTGCTCAACCAATACCTGCATTTGAAGAAGGCGGTCAGCATACTGGAGGTTTTGCAAGATTCTCTGAAGGTGGTAAGCAGGAGTTATTCATACCAGACGGCAGTAATCAAGCATACCTAACACCACCAAAGGAAACTGTTGCTAATATGCCATCAGGTTTATTTATTCCAAATGAAGAACTACAAACAACATTAGCACATATAGGAATAAATAATATGAATAAGGAGTATGAAACAATAGATTTAAGTGAAACTAATGGTTTACTTAGAAATATGTTGAAAAAAAATGAAACTTTTTATTCAAATGGCATGAAAATGTCGAAAAAAAATAATATATTTGGTAAGTATGTTACAAGGAATTAATATATTGGGATTTTTCGAAAGAAAGTCAGATAGGAGATTCGAAAGAGCAGACATAAAGGACTACATGGTTGTGTTTAAGAATACAACCATACCATCTTTTATAATAATGCTTGAATCTGAAAGCAATGCAGCAACTATTGATTTAATAAAAATTGATAAATTAACTAAAGTTGAAACAACTGTTAGTGTATTTAATGCTGTAGTAACTACATCTGGTTTAAATAGAATAATAACATACAATGGAAGTAAATATAATAACTTTGATTGTGGTTATTATTATTTACTTGTTGCAATTGGTACTAAACAAATATTTTCAGAAGTGTTTTCAATAGTTGAAGATACTTATGGATTATTTGGTATTAATATACAGTCTTCTGATATAACATATAATAAGACTGAAAATTTACCATATTCAAATATTGAAATTGACTTCTATCTTAAGTATGATAATATTGAAATAGAACACGAAGGTAACGAAGAAGGAACAGAACGATATTTTGGTGACATACCACTTTTCTCAGCTGTGTCAATTAAAAGAAAAACAGAAATATATGGTACACCACAAATATATAGAATGTTGGCATTTGTGAGGGTATTGAAAGTTAATGGTAGTGTTAAGGTTACTGTTAATGGAGATCAAAGGGAAATTTATGACACAAATGTAGAAGTAAAGGAATACAATCAAGCAAGTGATACTATAATAATTATATTTTCTTATAAAGAGTTTGATTTCGCTGCATCAAGTAATGAAATATAAAGCATACATTGACTACGATGGAACTGGATATAAGGAATTTGAACCTGATATTCTAAATAGTTTTTCAATTGTTAGACAGGCTGTACAAACAGATGGCTCAATTGAACAGTTTTTTTATAGAATAAATTGGGGTGAACTTACCATATCAAATAAGCCTAATTTATTTAAAACAAGTAACTCTCCAGTACACAAACTATATAATATTCTAAACAACATAGATTTTTCAACAAAAGTATTAATAAAAATAACTACACAATTAAAAACATTTTACGGTTACTTTGGAAAAAATGACTGCAACTTCAATGATGATAGAAAAATACTAACAGTAACACCATCTGTAATCGATGGATATACTGATATTTTTGAAAACATTGATAGTGATGTTGATTTTACAAATTACGTTTTTGACAAAGTTCCAATAAAAATAAAAATGGATAGTTCTTTAATAAAAACAATAGAGGACTGGCCAACAAACTCACCATATAAATTTGGCCTTAGTGATATTGTATTATTTAATAACACTAAAACATATCCAAGGAATAGAATAAAAGAGAGTGACTATCAAGATAACGGTGGGCTTTCTTTATATTTTGATAATGGAAAACCAAAGCAAACTTTATTTCAAGATTCTTATTATGGCTTTATAACAAATAATGAAATATATGATTTTAATCAACCATTAACTATTGGTCCATTTTGGCTTCAAGGTAGAGTTGATGCACTTGGTCAAACGTTGTCATCAAATGCTAATGATGAAAATTATGGTCCAAATGTTGATATTCATTATGGTGATTTTGAATTAAGTAGGTTTAGAGTATATGAGGGAACTAGAACTGGTGGTTTATCTGGAAAACGTTGGAGAAATTTGTACTGTCAAACATGGTTCTCTAGGGATGAATTTATAAAAGTTGATGAATCTGATTCTGATTTACCATATGGGTATAAACCGCCTGTTGGTGATGGTTGGAATATGAGACAACAAACCGTTAAAGATGGTAAACCTGCGCATATATGGACAAGAAAACCATTCAATGGTGCTTATAGTGAACAGTGGGAAATACAACCTGAAGTATTAAATAATGGAACTGATTCTAGTTATAATTTTTCATGGAATAAATATCTTGAATCGAGAATAGCATATGATGATTCCGAAAATTCACTAGAACTAATTTCATCAATAAAATTAATTGATTTTCTAAATCATTTAGTAAAAAACTCAGATACATCATTGAGTTTAAGAGAAGTTAAATCTACATTCTTTTTTAATGACTTTGAAAATCAAATACCATATTTAAAAAATACAACTGGGATAAATTATGTTACTGGTGAAAAAAATCACTTAAATAATGTAAGATTATTTTTTACAAGAGATTTATTGCCATCTGAGGATAATGTCATAAAAAAAATACCAAAGTATACTATAAATGATATATTCAATGATCTAAATAAATTATTTTGTGGAACACTAATATGGTTTGTAGATTCAAATAACTATATTAGAATTGAACACAAGAAATTTTCTGATTTAATTGGTGGTTTTAAGGACATCAGAACTAACGAATCTATATTTGATACAAATCAATATTCATATGACAAATCTATGATGTTTGAAATTTTCAAATATACACAATTTAATTCTGGTTATCCAGACTTTATTGACAACAAAATTGAGTATAATAAAATAGTTTCAAACAATAGAAATAAAGATAAAAGTATAGAGTTTAAAACAGAAATATTTTCAACAGATATTAAGTATGCTATTCAAAATCCAGCCAGCGTTTCTGATGGTATAATATTTTTATGTTTGGATTCAAATAATATTGTAACAAGCAAACAGTGTGATTTGATTGGCGCAGTGGAAGTTAATGGATTTGTATCAACATCTAATATATTAAAAGACTTTGCTACATATGAAGGTTTAACAAATGTAGGATTAGTTAATAGTATACCAAGAAGTTTTGCAACTACACAACGTTGCAAAATTGGAATTGATATAATGTTGAAGGGTTCTCAAGATTCTTTATTTTATACTACACAAGTTGGTTATGGTTTAATAGAATCAGGTAAAATTGATTTAGAAAATCAAACTACAACAATAAAACTTAGATATAGAATAAAGTCAAATACAACTATTGGTAATTCCATATCAATAGGTTTTTCAGTAAGTGCATTTGCTAACATTGGAAATTTCACAATAACATAATTATGGCAAACGAAATAATTGTACAAAAAAGAATATATACACTATCCGAATATGTTCAACTATTATCTGGTGAAGTAGGGTATATTAACCCAAATGATATTTGGATTGTTGTTGACTATTTTGGTTGGGAAGAGTCTAAAAAAATGACACTTGCTCAATTTATAGATTCAATTGTTTCAGTTGATTCTAATTATTATTTAAATAATGGTGTTCCATATACAAGCATTCAAGATGTATTAAATAATTTTCCATTTGAGTATCGTTTACCATATTCAACAGTAAATATAAATGGTGTTGAGTATTGGTTTATGGGAGATAAAATTACTCTTGTAAAAAAATATGAATCACTCGCAGTTGAAAATGGTGCAATAACACTTGTTAAGCATGCTAATTTTCCAGCATTTTCATTACTTTACAATAATTCAAATATACCTGGTGCTCCTCAATATTTGACACTAACACAATTAAAGCAATTATTGGGAATTTCAGATGTAACTATCAAACAATCTGTTTATACCATAACTTTACCAGACGGAGACTCGGTTGCGAATAGATGTAATGGAGTTATAACAAGAGGACCAGGAACAGCAGATTTTTTATTTGAAGCAAGTGGTAATAATGGTATAGACTTGAAAATAACTCACAATCTTGGTAGACAATTGGCTGGCATTAATATTAGTTATATTGATAATGATGGCTATAGTATAGTTTTAAAACCATTCTTCAATGCTTACGGTGGTTTTAAATCTAATAATAATATTATATATATAAATTCACTTGCTACAATAAGAAGAAGTATAAATATAAGTCTTATTATATCTCAATGAGTAATTTAATAAAACATATAAACACTGTAGCATGGAGAATGCTTATAACTGATTGCATTTTATTATCAGAAGGTGATGTTGATAACTTTCCAAAATGGCGTGTGTATTTTAAGTCAATAGACGCTAATGACGTTGGATTTGAAGAAAAAGCGATTGGTTATTATTTACAGGATTATGTTGGTCATACATATGAAACAAGTGTATTTTCAATTAATTATATTGATGTACTTGATATTTTTAGAACAAATGTTTGTCCAACAATATCATGCGAAGCGGTTTACTATAAATCAGTATTTTCTGGTAGAGCTCCAGTGTTAGCGCCTATATTTAGAAATTATCTTGATAAAGTTGCATCAGAATACAGTAAATCAATTGAACTTGATATACTTTGGAATAATGACCCTAATGCAATAAGAGTTCCATTTGAAAATAGTATAGAACCAAAATTACCAATTGATTATCCAATTCATACTTATGATGAATTATATTTTAACGACTATGGTGATAAGCCAAAATGTAAACTATTTCAACAAGATATTGATGGTAATTTACTAGAAAGATCTGAAAAACAATATGAAGTATATAGTAATGGTAAAATACTATATATAACATTTGGGAGTGTTGATGAAATGTCTGGACTAATAGAAATATCTAAATAATATGAAAAAAATAATATTAATACTACTTTTATTTTCTTTTTATTTTGGTTATACTCAAACTGGTGAAGTTAAACCAATAACATGTAAACAACTACAAACACCAAATAATGTTACATTTTATTTTAACATTGGTGATTCTGCATTTTGGGCAAGACTTGGTGGTTATGGTGAAATGAGAATAATATCAAAATACTATGCAGATAGATATTTAGTTCCATATAATAATGCTAATAGAGATGTTGATTTAAATACTAATTCTATTATAGCTAAAGGGCAAAATTTACCATTACATATTGGTGTTGCGGTAATGCCTACACATATAAAAAATATAGATGGTACCGTTACGCTTGGTAATGATGGTGTATTTAATTTTTCTAAAAATGCAAATGGTAGTGCTGGAATTATACAAAAAGCAATTACAAGTTCATCAACAATAACATTATCAGATGGTGTTGTTAATTTTATATATGCTGACTATGGTTCTGGTACACCAACATATACTTCAACTCTTGATAATACCATATTTAAAGATAATTTTACAAAAATACCATTAATAATAGCAACAAGAGAGGGAACAACTGTACACTTTGAAGAGTATGATTTATATGGAATATTATTAGCTAATAAGTTAATGATAAAAGATATTTACATAAATGGTGGTATAAGGTGGACTGGTTTAATATTATCTACTATACCTACAAGAAAATCAATTGTTTCATCTGGTTCTGCAATATTTGCGGTTCAGTATTATGATAATATGCCTGAAAATATCGCTGGAACATCTGGTTTAATGTATGAGTATTATTTATCAAGTGGTGTTTGGAATAAAATACAAAGAACATCATATGATGCTACATATTATTCTGATGGAGTAAACAGGTTATCACTTAACAATAGTTATTGGGTATCTAAATATTTTTGGAGATATATTGGTGATGACAATGAAGTTTACTTTATACATGGTAATCAATATAATAAAGAATCTGACGCTATAAATGAGTTACAGCCTGCAACTCCATCTGTAATGACTTCACATACGGTTTATGTTGGTAAAATAGTAATTCAAAAAGATGCTTTAAATGGAACAGCATATCCACGTGTTTGGGAAGGTGCAATACAAAACTCTGGAGTTAGAAATCATAGTGATTTATCACATGAATCACTGGTTTGGAATAAAGCTGGACATACTGGCACTATAAATACAATAGCTGGATTTGATTCAGGTGGATTAGCTACTAATGTTACATTAACAAAAGAAAGCGTTGGTTTAAGTAACGTAACTAATGATGCGCAAGTCAAGCGTACTGAGATGGGGGCTAATAATGGTGTTGCTACTTTAGATGCTGGTGGCAAAGTGCCATTCTCACAATTACCAGCTTCATTAATGATTTATAAAGGTATTTGGTCTGCATTAACAAATACACCTACTTTAACAGATGGAGTTGGAACTGCTGGTTGGGTTTATAAAAATAATTTAGCCGGTACAGTTAATTTTGGAAGTGGACCAATAAGTTTTTACTCCGGTGATTGGGTTATCTATAATGGAACGACTTGGGAACGTTCGGTTGGCACTGATAACGTAGTGTCAGTAAATGGTCAACAAGGTGTTGTTACTTTAAATACTTCTCATATCACTGAGAATACAAATCTATACTTTACTGATGCAAGAGCTCAAGCAGCAGTTGTTGAAGATCAAATAAATGACGGAGTAACAAACAAAGCACCAAGTGAAAATGCTTTATTTGATGCGTTGGCTGGGAAAGCTCCTGCAAGTGGTAGTACGGCGTATATTTGGAATGGAATAAGTCAGCAAATAGGCAATTTTAATATTAGTGGAAGTGGTGTAATGCAATCATTTCAAGTTGGCAAATTAGGGTATCAACAATCATCAGTTTGGAATAGCTCTGACATAATGTTTCTAACAGAAACTTCAGGAATAGGGCAATATGCTGGTGGCGAAATGCTACATTTTTACAATAGTACAGGAGGTTTGGATATACTTCAATTAGATAGAACTAATTTCAATGTAATTGTTCCAAACGGTTCTATTCAAGCCACAACAGCTAAACTAACTAACCTTACTGATGGTTATATTCCTTATCACATTAGCGATGCTAGTGGGTTGGGGAATAGCCCTATTTATACGGATGGGACTAGTACTTTCTTAAATACGATTGGAACAACAATTGGAAATTATTCAGAACTTGTTTTTAAAAGTTATAATAACCTATCTGGCATAGGTAAAGCTTATATCAGGGGGGAAAGTACTGCAACAGGCAACTCAAACACAGATTTAGTTTTTGGTGTAAATACTTCTGGATTTTGGAACCCAGTAGAAGTTGTCAGGTTTAATTCAATTTTAAACGTTGGTATAGGCTACTCGACAGGTACAGAAATAACCAACAACAAATTAGCTGTTAATGGTAGTGGGTATTTTAATGGCGCATTAACTGTTGCCGGGGTTAATTCAAATATCAAATTAGCTGATACGTATGTCAATAGGGGGATAAAATTTGGGGTTGATTCTGGCTCTGAGCCTTCAATACAAGGTTTTGTTGATAGTTCAGATGCGGCAAGACAATTAAGTATAAATCCATTAGGGGGCAATGTATTAATAAATACAGCTACTAATGATGGAGTAAATGCACTTCAGGTTAATGGTAGTGGTTTATTCGGCACCACAACACTAGATGTTGTAGGGGTATCAGTTATAGCAATGCGAGATTATGGCGCAGGTATTTTATTTAAGAATACTAAAACAAACTCAACTAATGTTAGAAATTGGAGCATTAATACGGATAATCAGGAATATGGCGATTTTGATATTAAACAAAGTTCAGTACTTAGTGGAACTCCTGATATATCCAGATTGTATTTTGGATTTGGAGGAAATGCTGTTTTCTCAAGTACAGTCAATAGTACTGGTTACCTTCTCAACGGCAACAACCTACATTCCTCTTTGAGTTCAGGTTACTTGCCTTATTGGGATGGGACTAAGTTCGTGAATACCTCTATTGCAACAAATATATCAACAACCTCTTTTCTTTTTGATTACAGAGGCGGTGGTGAGCCGACATATAAAGGTGCAATCAGATTATTTGACAAAGAATATATTGGAGAAGATACCGAGATAGGTTTACAAACTAGGGATGGTGGAATTGAAATATTTAGTTCAAACTATCAAAGTGGGTCTGGGTGGAGGATTACCTCTCAAGATATAGGTGGAGGAGTTAACCCAATGGTATTTCAGAGTAGAAATAATTCAAGTTCTTGGAGTAATAGGATTGTGTTTTATCATAATGGTAGCGTAAAAATTTCTAATCTTTCAGGTACCGGAACACGCCTGACAACAGCATCTAGCGATGGAACTTTTGGAGCACTGTCTAACGCATCTGGATTCCTTAAAAACGATGGTAGTGGTAATTTTAGTTATACTTATCCAGAAGGGATTAATATCTTATCAACAGGTTCAAGTTTAAATCAAGTACTTGCTGCAGATGGAACAAATGGCGCTAGATATGTGTCATTAAACACAATTAATGGTTATTCTTTATTTGGCATTGGAAATATAGTAATACCAACTGGAGGAGATGTATACAAAGTGGGAACACCGGTAAATAATCAAATTGGTATTTGGACAGGAGACGGTACAATAAAAGGAACAGATAATTTTAAAATTATAGATGGTTCTACATACCATATCTTACAAGTTAGAAGTCCATCTCCTACGTTAAGACTTATGGATTCAGACTTTGACACAAATCCATCTACTGGTAGATATGGAGAGTTGTGGTATGATGGTGCCGCTGTTTATATTGGTCAAACCGCAGGGGCTTTTTATCAAAATGCAAAATTTGCAACAAATAATACTTATTTGTATTCAGTTCAAAATCAAACTTCTACAAATATTTTATATTATAATTCAAATAATGGTGAAGTAACATATGGAACAGCGCCATCTGGTGGTGGAATGGTTTATCCAACTGGTTCTGGATTGGCAGTAGTATCAGGTGGCACTTCTTGGGGTTCAACAATAGCACTAACTGGGAATGCGAATCAATTTTTAAATGGTAATGGTATATTCGCTACACCTACATTTACAAGTCAATGGAACAATGATACATACGGAATAAACTATCAAACTGGAAATGTTGGAATTGGGTCTGCGTCACTTAGCAACGTTGGATTGTATGTTAGTAAGTCAACATCTAATAGTGGATATATATCATATTTTAATAATACAAACGCAAATGCTGGAGGCTTAGGTATTCAGGTAGCCGCAAATTCATCGCTTCCAATTATGACTTTGATTGGGAATACATCTGCTACAAGATTTAATTTTTTATCAGATGGTACGCTGTATGCGTCGTCTGCTATAGGAAATGTTTCTACTGGATATGCCTTGTTTTTTAATCCTACAGATGGGAGAATTACTTACGCGACTGCGCCATCAGGAGACGGTGGAGGAGTTTCGTCTGTATCAACAAGTAATATATTAACTGGAACTGGAGGAAATTTTGCAACTGTCTCAGTTACAAATCCAACAACTACGCCAAATATAGCATATTCGTTAAGTAGTCAAACAGCCAATTTACATTTAGCTTCACCAGATGGTACTAGTGGTGTTCCAAGTTATAGAGCACTTGTTACAAATGATTTACCAAATTCAGGTGTTTCCGCTGGAACATATAATAATGCAAATATAACTGTTGATGCAAAAGGTAGAATAACCTCTGCATCAAATGGTTCTGGAAGTTCATTTACTGCAAAACATACAATAAATACTGGAACATCAACAGATCAACCATTATTAACATCTGATAAAACATATTCAATAGTAAGGGTAACTTATACTATAATAAGAAACAACACAATATATGGTTATGGAATGAGAATATACCATAACTATTTTGATGGTTCATTTAATATTATGAATGAAGAGATTGTATCTGGAAATCCAGGTAGTGGTGTTTTTATTTCAGAATATCACAGTGGTTCACTTGGTTCATATGTATTACAAATAACAAATACAAGTGGTGCGACTATAATTACTAATGTTTATGTAGAAGTTTTATATAATGGTAACTAATTAAATAAATAAATTATGAAAAATAAAGAAAATTTACAAGTTGATTTATTTTTAGCATTTTCGTATTTTACTTTTTGTGGAGTGGTATTGTTGATAGCATTTTATTAAAATATATTGCTTAAAATTTTTGTTATTGAATAAAAATTTATATCTTTATGAAAATCAATGCGTTCATTTTATTCAAGTATATATTTTCAAAAAAATATAGAATAAAGATTAATTGTAAAGTACTTGATTTTTATACCAGAATAATAACTATTAAAAGTAATAGGAATGTCTGAGAAAGAATCTAAATTTATAAACACTCTAACTGGTATTCTTGGAAGTTTTATAATTGCATTAGCAATTGGAGTTTTTGCATTTTATAGAATGACAATAACAAGCATTGCAGTTCAAGAATCAAGACTTACACAGATAGAGCAAAAGGTTGAAACTATGCGTAAAGAATCACGTGATGATTTTAAATCCCTGAATGACAAGTTAGACACGTATATAATTAAAAATTAAGTTATGGGAGACAATGGATTTCTAACAAAGGAAATGGAAAAAGATATTTCCAAGTTTCTTGATGGTCTTGTTGACTTCGATGCAATTTTTAAATCAAAAAGAAAGCTTTTTGGCTTAATAAGCATTGGTAGTTTGCTTGAAAGAAAAGATCGCATGCTATTTGAACTCATAATAGCATATCTTGATGACGAAGTTGTTGGTAAAACCGCAAATACTGAACTTAAAATTAAAATCAATGAATTTTATTCTTTGTTGAAAAATAGGGATATAAATGGATTCATTGAATATTGCTCTAAACAACTTGCAACAGTTGTTGACATTCCATTTATAGATTATGAAGAACAGGTTTTCAAATCAGTTCTCATGTTTACAAGTGGAATTATTAATAAGTCACTTGAAAAAGTAAAAGAAATTTCTGAAAAAGCTGAAGAGTAATGAAAAACTGGAAAACAACAGCAATTGGTTTAGTTGGAGCAGCAGTTCAAATTGCAGTTCCATTACTACAAGGTGGTGCAGATATCAAAGATGTCATTACCGCTGTTATTATTGGTTTACTTGGTTTTTTTGCTAAAGATGCCGGTGTTACTGGTGTTAATAAGTAATGAAACTTGAGTTAAAAAGAGTTGCATTTAAAGATACTTATACAATTGGTAAATTATTTATTAATGGTGAGTATTTTTGTGATACACTCGAAGACAAAAATCGCGACTTAAATCACGATGGTGACTTAAAAGATGCCGGTGAAGAAAAGATTCAAGATGAAACCTGTATTCCATTTGGCACTTATAAAGTTATTATCAACATGTCAAATCGATTTAAAAGATTAATGCCACTATTGTTAAACGTACCTGGTTTTGATGGAATACGAATACACAATGGCATTAACAAAGATCACACATCTGGATGTATACTTGTTGGATTCAATAAAGCTATTGGAATATTGTCAGAAAGCAAGAATACATTCGAAAAACTCTTATTAAAACTTCAATCATCAAATGATGATATAGTTATACACATAAGTTAGGTTTTCTTTTCTGTCTACTTGTTTATGTTTTCTAAAGGGAGTGCTTCATGCATTCCCTTTGTTATTTCCTTTGTGTTTATTAGTAGGAAATTATTTATTGAATTTGTATTTCTCTCTATTATACAAAAGTAACACCTACCATTATATAAATTATCTATTTTATTATTCAACCATATTGGTTTGCCATACATGTTTGTTCCACCTATTTCAACATTATACAGTTCTATTACTGTATTATTTATATCAATTAATGTTGCCATAGTTCTCCTTTTTATTTGTTTAATACCAGTACACACTAACGGAACAACACACTTACTAACAGTCGTATTAATAAAATCGCCAATGGAATCAAAGTATCTAAATGGTTTTTTACCACCATTAAACATCTTTATTTCATCATGTTTTTTAATATCAACAAGAGACTCTCCATATATTCGTTCATAATCAATTATTTGAAACGTTTGAGTCTTAGTATCAAATAAAACATCTCCATAAATCTCATGTTTTAAAACGTGTTTCATATACCATTAAATCGATTAAAATTTGGCCATATATCATTGAAAATTCAATCATATTCCAATTATTTTTTCGTTAGTGATAAAATATATATCAATGAAAAAAATAACTCGAATATGGTCAAATTTTTGATATTATTTTTTTTATTATTTTTTGAAAATCATCAATACTTCTTATTAAAAAGTATTCATAATTATTATTTTCAACTGTTTTTTGCCACTCAACTTGATGTTCGGATTGTCTGCCAATTTGTGTTTTAAATTCAAAACAATAAATTGTTTTATTCCACATAAACAAACAGTCTGAAACACCCTTTGTTACACCCATTGATCTAGCTTGTGCACCAGCAACTTGGTTTCCTTTTATGCACATATTTATTATTTCCCTGCACTTATTTGAAACTAATGCCGGTTTTGTTATATTTGCTTGAATATATAGCATTGAGTCTTTTATTAGTTTTGAACTAAGTCTACTACCTTCATTTTCAACAGCAAAAAATAAACCCCTTGTTTCTGGATAATTATTCCATAACCATATTACACAGTTTGACTGTATAATAGCTTCCTCAGCTTTACCACGTGTTGCCATAATATTTATTTAAGTATGCCACTATATTTATAGTATAGTGGCATATATTTTTTTTTTTACTTTTTAGGAAATTCTTTTGTCTGCCAAATAATTAATTCTTTACCTATTGGCTTCATATTTTCATCAAAGTAATCCATGGCAGAAAACGAGTTTGGTTTGTTAAGCACATACATTACCTTTTGCAATACTTTAGGAGAGGTAAATTCCGTTCCATCCTCGCCAGTTACCTTGTCCAGTGTCGAGTATAATACAAGAACTTTTGTAGTATCTACCTTCCTGGGAAACGTTCCTTTTGGGTAAAGTGTACCTTCAGCAGAAATGTCAAAGTATTGCTGAATGTTTGTTATGGCTGCTTGCTGGGCTTTCGCTTTTTCAGCGGTAACATCAAGTCTTTGCTGCGATTCAGAATTTCCAATTGGAGTTCCATTTGGTTTTCTCTCGTTTCCGTTGATGACTTTTTTGTCCTGGGCGCTAACACCAATAGTAAGTAGTAAACTGATAATTAATAATAGTTTTTTCATAATGATTTTAATTTAATAAGTGAAACAATAATATTGATAAAAATAAACCTATTAGTAACCAAATAAGTGTGTCAAACTTTAAATAATTCAAGTTGCTTTTCATTTTTCTTTTCTTTTAGTTTTCTTAATCCATATGTATCTTTACAATCTTCATCTGGATTCCAATATTGTGTGTTTCCAACAAACATGTATTGATAATCTTTTGTTGAATTATCTTTAAATCTTTTTGTCCATGTCCATAGTTTAACATCGCAATATTTACATACTTCAACTTTAACTATGTCGCTCAACTCAGTTATATCAACCGAATTATCTATTATAAACTCGTGTTTTGCCATTATATTATATTTATTCCAATCCTTACTTTATATTCACAAATTAAATCAGGTAACAATACACTTGAGTATTTCTTTTTCTTTACAATATAAATAGCTTCATGTATTGGAAGTTGTAATGCTTCAGTTAATGCTGTAGTTAATCCAGGCAAATAGGTTAACATTTCTCTGAAATCTTCTATAGACATAAACTTATTCCTGTTTATTCTTTCTTCAATATCAATAAGATTTAAAACTTCAATAGGTTTTAAACCTAATTTTCTTCCTATACTTCTCATTAGAAATCAATTTCGTTTTTAGGATTTTTCCATTCTTTTAAACCTTGTCCATATACAAAAACAGAACCACCAGCCCCAGATCTGCTTATAGTATTCATATTTTTATATTTACCCCAATATACCATCCAGTCAGTAAATATTTTCTGATTTGGAAAGTCATACGGGCCGAGCCCGTTTTCATTCTTATAAAATGCGTATATGTCTTTTTTTACATATCTTAAGTTGTCTTTTAGATATGTTTCAGCAAATGATGCGAAGTCTATCGAGGTATTAACAATTAGCTTTTTGTATTCCAAATTAATATAACTTGGAGAAACTAAACCTTCTTTTAGAAAGTATTTAGCGCAGTATGCAAGATAGTTATCACAAAGATTTTTTTCTTCTGCATTCCATTCGGTTATGAACTCTTTACCAAAATCATCTATTGGTTGATATTTCTTACTATAATGAGCATGCAATTCTAATTCGAATTTTCTTCTTTCGTAACTATCTGTATCACCCTTCAACGAGTAATTTGTTGTTATAACAACCTTGGGAGAATCTTCTGGTGGTAAGAATATTTCATCTTGATAAAGTTTTCTTATTGGCCACCCATCGGTTATAAATGTAAATAGTTTTTTATACTTAAAGTTTTTCTCTATATCATCTATTAGAACTATATCAGTATCAAATCCAATTCGTTGCCATGCGAAATCTTTTCCAGTATCAAAGTCAGCGCCTGGTATTAAAACAACATTTCTAACCGTTCCTATTATCTGCATTGTTAAGCCTTTCCCAGTGCCACCCATTGCTTCGTCTGCTATTATTTCGTCGTTAAATATTACAGCTTTAGCAGTTGACTTACTTTTGTGCCTATTCATTAAATAACCAATTGCAGACCTAAAACTATTTATTCTTTTTTCACTCGATGCACATACATTTGAAACAAATCTTGCAAAATCATTTTGATTAGACTTAGATTCACTTAATGTTTTAAAGTTTCTTTTTATTCTTTGATTTTTCCAAATATATCCATCAAGTTCAATATATGGAACAAGTTCTATACTTTCAGATGTTATTTTAACCGCAGTATTATTAAAGTACAACCAACATATATCTTTTGTATCTTTATTCCATATTATTTTAAGTGGGTCTAGATAGTTAAGATATTCCTTTTTAAGTTTAGTATTTTCAGCAATCATGTTATATATATCAGTCTTATCCCAACTTTCAAGACATCTTAACATGAAATCTTTTATATGTCTAACATCAACTTCTTGAATTGAGTTATCAATAACTCTTATAAATATAAAGTTCTTTTCATTTAACTCATATCTATAAAAACCATTATCTTGTAGGAATTTCTTTAGTTTAAGGAAATCTATTTTATTTGAAGTACCAGACCATTTCCAAAATTCACAAAATGCTGGAATTTTATTTTCATCTGATTCATCTTTAACATCTTCAATTTTAGTGTCTTCAATAATATTTTCAACAACAACTTCATCAAAATCAACATTAAATGATAATAGATCAATTTCTTTATCTTCATCACTAGCAATAGCTTCTGTTGGTATAACTATCATCTTTTTTCCAGCAGAAACTTTGTTATAAGCAGACTTTATTATTATTGGTATTTCTGATGATATTGATGAAAAGTCATCTGCTTTATTTGATGCGTAGTTATATATTAAAACTGTTGCAATATTTTCATCTATAGAATAGTCTCTACATGCTGAAGCAAGATAAAAAAGGTTTTCATTTCTAGAACCCTTTCTAAGATTATATTTATTTTCAAACCACGTTATTAATTTATTAAATACAGTATAAGCATCAGAATCAACTGTTGCTTTAATTGATGATAATCTATCATTTTTGTCAACTACGTTTGTGCATATATCAGTAAAAATTTCAGAATCCTTATTTACATATACATTTGGGTCGTAACTTTCATAACAAACTCTATTCATTCCTTTTCCATTTTTGTCAAAGTATTCGCAATTAGAAAAGTATTTGTGAATAGCGTCAAATCTTAGGTTATGCTCATCATTTGTTTTACACTTTGGTATTTTAAACAATACTTTAATACCCATACCAGATGGAGAAATAAATGCAGCAAAACAATGTATGTTTGATTTTATTTTATTTAACCAAGTGTCAAGTGTTTTCTTATTTGGAAAGTTATCAAAATCAAGGCATATCAAACCTGAATGTTCTACAAGTTCTTCATTTAGTCTCTTTCTAAACTCACCAGAAAAGCATATATAGAATAAATTCTTTTTAAGTCTATCTCTTTTTTCTTTATCAGACTCAGAGCGTATTTTACTTATTAAGTCTTTATTCTTACCTCTTTTAATACTTAACAAAACCTCTGATACATCATAATAAAATGGTATATCAGAAGTCATGCTTTTAAATACAGTTATTTTGTATTCCATGTTTATTTATTTCCAGTATGTCCAAACCCACCAGCACCTCTTTCTGTTGTTGAATCAAAAAGTTCATTAACAGCAACTTCAACAATATCTTCATATAAAACTGGTACAAGTATAAATTGAACTATTTTTTCACCAGGTTCAACTGTAACATAACTACTACCAACATTGTGAAGATTTATGTGTATTTCACCTTGATAATCTTCATCACAAACTTGAGCACCTACTAGTAATTTTTTCTTTGAAGCAATACCACTTTTATTAAAAGCTGTTAGCATATAACCATGTGGTATATTTGCTATAATTCCAGATGGAATCAAAATACTTTCACCTGGAGCAATAAAAATTTTGTTGTTTGTATTACTTGTTATTATATCATTTGGAATAAAGAAATCAATTCCAGCAGAACCAGATGTACCTCTTGATGGTGTTTTTACATCTCTAACTTTTGTAATTTTCATAGTTGTTTAGTTTAAATGATTATTTTTGCCTTAATAAACTCACAGTGTTGATAGTCCGTTAACCAAACATTCTTTGGTTCAAAGTTAAATATATCTTGTCCATTTAACCTTAAATTTGGTAAATCAAACGTTTCATTGGTTAAGTATCTTTTACATGCTTCAATGTGTTCTACGTAAATATGCGCATCAGCTATGTTTATTAATACCTTTCCAGGTGCTTCGTCAATATATGCACATACTAATCTTAACATTAATGTAAAAAATGCAATATCATATGGAAGACCAACAAAAACATCTGCACTTCTTTGTGTTATTGCTATATTTAATCTTCCACCAGAATATTGAAATTGAAACATCGGATAACATGGTCTTCTATTACCTTGAGATATTGCAACTGGATTCCATAATGAAATAACTAATTGTCTACTTCTTTTAAATTCAACTAATTCTTTTATTATAGTTTTTAGTTGATCAATTCCATTGAAACTACGTAGTTGTCTTCCATATGTATCACCAATATCTCCGGATTCATCAGCCCACTTATCCCATATTGATACACCATTTGATTTCAAATAGTGTACATTTGTAAGACCATCTAATAACCATTTTAATTCAAATTTAACATTCTTAAAGAACATTTCCTTTGATGTTAATAGAGGAAAAACATTCAATACACACTGAAACTCAAGACTCTTGCCAAACATTGTTATAGCCTTATTTCCATCACGAACTTCTTCTTCAGTTCCATTGGTTAATATATCAAATATCAACTCTTTGTATCTTCTTTCAAATAAGTTATTCATTGTCTTTAGATAGGAATGGTAAGTTTTCAACTTCTTCTTTTAATTTAACAGAGTATTCATATGCACCATATATGTATGCAATACCGTCCATTATGGTATCTTCCTTCATGTTGTAACGCATTCTGCTAAGTTTCAAAGCAATCATACATTTCATGAATACTTCTGTTGTTATTTCAATACCAGTTAATTGAGTAGCAATTATAGCTGCTCTTTCAAGTGATTCATCAAATGGACCATACTCCCTATCTTTTTCCTCAGAACGGTGAATCATTATATCCGTCACTTTCTCCAGAACATTCTTTTTTTTCTCCATCTTTATAAGTTTTAAATTCAAAGTTCATTTTCTTATTATATTCATCCCAGTAATACTTAAGATACTTTCTTACATTTTCTGAATTTGTAAGTGGTTGAATATTATCTATTGTATAACCAAGTTTCTCATTTTTTCTGTCAATATGAATGCTGTTTTTTCTGATTCCTTTGCGAGCAATGTAATCTGTTTGTATAGCAAATTCACAGAATTGTTCAAACGTAAGTGAAAATTCTTTACCTCTTCTTTTTGCATTATCTTTAAGTGTTTGGTATGCATATTTATATGGGTTTTTTAATCTTTGACATTTAGAACAATAGTTTCCCTTGGATTTCAATTTCCTCTGGCAACTCAAGCACTTTTTCTTTGTTTTTTTCATTATACCTCTTTATTGATTCAGCATATGATTTTTCTATTGAGAATATCCAACTTGTCTTATAATTTTTATAATCTCTGAATGCTGTCAAAGCATCAATGCCACCAAGTGCTATAACCTGGTTTATTACCCAACTAAACTTATACCCACGTTCTTCTGCTTTTCTTTCTAATTTACCAAATTCGTAGTCGTTGTATTTTAAATCAGACTTAGTATCATCAAAATTATAGTTTATATGCACTAAATCTATATCAATTTCAACTTTTTCTTGCTCAAATATATAACCACAGTAGTTACAGATCTTGCGTGATGAAAGTATTAGACATCCACATCCTGCATTATTATTCTTGTCTACTTTTTTAATTCCTTTTATTAGTCCACACTCTTTAACTGGTGTTACGCCATTTGAATCTCTTTGATCATGATTAAGATAAAACTTACGTTCTTGAGCATACATACCAAGACGTTCGCCATTACTACCAAAATCAAGAACATTAAAGTGTGTTTTATTTTCAAACGTTCTACTACCTCTTCCAAGCATTTGCAACCATAGTGCCTCTGATGTTGTTGCTCTAAGTACAATAACAGTTTCTATTGGTTTATGATCAAAACCTTTAGTGTATATATTTGTGTTTACAAGTACTTTAAATTTTTCAGATTTCCAATCTTCAATTACATCATCTCTATTTCCAGAATACTTAGACATATAATCAATATATTTCTCATATAGTATTAATTTTTCTTTATAAGAAACAAATTGCTCATCTGTCATTTCATCATCATACTTTGGCTTACTAAGTGGTGATACTATAAATTTTGCTTTTATTCCATTATCATTAAATGCCTTACATGTATTTAAAACATGTTCTGTGTTTGAACAGAATACTATAGATATTGTATCATTACATATTGTTTTCCAATTATTAATTATACTATCATATGATATTACTTCTTCAAACTTTTTAAACATTTCATATTCATTATACTCACCAAATGTATTTAATGATATACCAGTTGGGTCAAAGTGTTTTGGAGCATAATACATGTCTTTAACAAGATGACCTGAATTTATAAGTTCTTGAACTTGCGGACCTTCTATTAATACAGAATAGTCCTCTGATAATTGTCTTTGCTTTTTTGATCTAATCGGTGTAGCTGTATATCCGAATATATATTGATCTTTCGTAAATACTTCTTTCTCAAAGTATATATTAAATTCTTGTATATGTGCTTCATCTATTATTACTAATTTAAATGATCTAATAAATTTCAACCATATATCAGAATTTAGTCTTCTACGTAAAGTCTGTGACATTGCTATGCAATGATGGTAACTATTTGGTGGGTATTTTGCGCCGCTTGTTATTGTGGTTGCCTCAATGTTAAATTTTCCAAGTGTTCCATCTGTTCCATTTAATAATTCTATTCTGTCTGTTAATATTAGGCATTTGTAACCTTTAGAGCCAGATTCAAAAACGTCCATTGAAAATGTAACAGTTTTACCACTTCCTGTTGGTGACTGTATTAATATTCTTTTATTACCATTTATCATTGCCAACTTAGTCTTATATCTAAGTTGATTTTGATAATCATATAACTTCAACATATTTGACTTGATTTAGTGGGGGAGTAGGATTCGAACCTACGGTACTGCACCATATATCAACATTTGCAATCCCCCTGCATAGACTGCTCATCTATGCGGCAAAACGAATCTAATTAAAATAACCTGAACGCAATGCAACTAGTGCAAGTATTTTAGAATGGAAGATCATCCTCTTCCGGTGTTGAGACGTCGTCGTCTTGTACTGCTGGTTTTTCGTCACGAACAAAACTACCAATAATGCAAGCTGAACCAATAATTGGTTGATTCATCTTTTCTTCTTTTGTTTGTTTTTCGCGCATGTCTTTTGGTAAAGACTGTTTAATCATGTGTGTTTGAATGATCAAACCATCCTTATCTTTTAATGGCTCTTTATTTTCGAACAAAACAAGGTCCATGAATACGTTTCCCTTATCACTAAGGAATAAATTGTTTTTTGCGATTGGGATAAGAATTGCTTCAACTTCTTCTCCGCCTACTTTTACTTTTACGATTTTGTGTGATGGCAATGCTGCCAAATTGATCTTTGCACGTTCCATTTTAATGATTTTTAATTATTAATTATTATTCAAGTTGACCATACTCGTCTAAATATAGCCTTATTAGTTTAAATATATTTATTTTTGTCATTGGAAATACTAAGCATATTCCATAAAATATATCAAGCGGGTCATCTGGAATTTCTCTTGAGTTACTTAAAAGTAATAGAAATTC